GCCGGTGTCTGGGGCGTCTGTCCGCAGAAAAGCGTCTGCGCGTTCAGTATGGCGACATGACGCCGTTTGTCAGCGTCACTTCGGCTTCGCCACCGATCTCCGGCTGGTAGAGCGCCCGGAACTCCACGTCTTCCGCGATGGCGTCGTTCCCGTTCAGCGTCGCTTCGTGCGTGTTCATCGTACAGCGTGGCATATACCACCGGAGCGCGTAGTTCGTCCCCGTGTCTTCGACCGTCTCCGGCGTCGTCCACGTCACATCCATCCCGACGTTCGCCAGTTGGTCCTGGGGGCCGGCGGCGCCAGTCTGTCCTAAGAACTGTTCGTACAGTTCGGTGGTTTCGAAGTCCAGCGTCGCCGTCGCTGTGACCGTCCGCTCCCCGACGGACATCTTCGACAGCGTCCGGTTCCCGCGGTATTCACTCCCCAGGTCGTTTTCGACGGTCAGCGTCAGGTCCCGAACGTCTGCGTTTCGGGGCGTCCCGGCCACGGACAGGTCGATGTCGTGAAACCGGAAGTTCCGCAGGTCGCTGTACGCAGGCTCCGAACTGGACACGGACCCGTCCGGGGCCTGCGCCGGCAGGTCGACGCTGGCGGCCAGCCGTTCTTCGGCGGTGTGTGACAGTTCTAGCGTGTCGACACCGACGCCGACGTGTCGCACGACATCGGTGTCCCGGTCGACTTCGACGGACAGGCTGGGGAGCGTGTCCGCCGGTGTGAAGACGTGTTCCCCGACTTCGTCCGTGTTATCGCCGTCGGGGTCCTGCGCGCTGAAGGTTTCGCCGCCGAAGCCGGCCAGGAGTAACAGCCCCAGGCCGTTTTCGGGGTTCGCCGGGAAGTCGATGCTCCCGCTATCTTCGAACGCGCCGGCTTCGCCTTTGTGTGCGGCGCGGGACCGTGTCGTGTTCTGGTAGTCGACCTGGTTATCCTGACTGAACCCGTCCGACGTGGCGTCCACGTAGTAGACGGGCGCTGTTCCGTCTCCGAAGGTCTGTTCTTTTGCCAGCCCGACGTAACCGCGGAAGGACTGGGGAAGTGTTCCGATAGTCATCGTGTGTCTGTCCTGTGGTGTCTGTGCGCGGGTCTAAAGCGGGCGTGACGTGATGGGTGTCACGCTCCCCCGCCGGCGCCCGACCCGCTCTGCGCCGTGCTGTGCGCCGACTGATGACTGTTCACCGCCCGCCGTCCGTCGAAGACATCGCCACACCGCTCACAGGCGACGCCCCAGGCGACCAGCGGGGTCTGTTCGACCAGCGCCGCCGCGACGGACCGCGCCACGGCGTCGGCTGGCGTGTCGGACGGGTCCGCGTCGTCTTCGACCACCGGGAGCGGGCGGTGTGCGACCCGCCCGTTCCGGTGTTCGGTCCCGAAGTGGACACCCACGCTGTCGACCGTGACGCTGGTCTGTGGCCCGCGGTACTGGATGAAGTCCTGTCCGCTGTCGTCGGTGGGAAGGTGTCGTGGCATTAGTACCGTCGCTCCACGTCGATGCTGAACTGGACTTCTGCGAATTTGACCTGTGCGCCCTTCGAAGTCAGCGGTCGGCTGTCCATCTGAAAGTCCTGAAGTTCCACGTTCGACGCCTGTGCGTCGCCGTTCTGGTCGACCAGCGCCGTCCCTTCGACGTTATTCACGATCCGACCGGCCAGCGTCCGGGACTTCCGGAACGCCGTTTCGGGGTCCACGTCGGCGGCTAAGACGACCACGCGCATGGACAGCGTCCCCTGGTCGCTGTCGACCGTCGCGTAGTTCGGACTGTGGTTCAGCGGGACGCTCCACACCACCGGGTAGGCGTGCTGGTTCAGAAGCGTGTCCTGGTCGACCGCGCCCTTCAGGTGTGTCGTGACGCCGTCCAGGTTCCCGCCGTTCATCGGGTCGTCCACGGCCACGCGCCGGAACGTCCCGACCACACCCTCCCAGAAGTCGTTAAAGCCGGTCTGTGTCGCCAGGTCGACGGGCATAGGTCAGCCCCCACCTCCACCGACAAAGTCCGACAGCGCGTCCCTGACGGCCTCCCCGGCCACGTCTTCGACCTGGTCTGACCAGTCTTCGAACGCCCGGGCCACAAACGGGTTCGGGAGCGTTTCGTGTCCCGTCTGTGCGATGCTCCGGCGGATAGCCCACGCGGCGTCGGGGTCGCCCAGTTTTGCGTCCGCCCAGTCCATCAGCGGCCCCACCGGCGGCGGGTCGTCCAGCGTGTAACTGGACGGGTCCGTTCCTTCGACCACGATCTCCGCTAAGAGCCGCCCGTCGTTCGTCCGCTTTCGGGCGCCGATGTTCGCGCGTTTGCCGCCCCTGCGAAAGCGCGTGTCGACGGTGTCCCGCATATGCTGGTCGCGGCCTGCGCCCTCCGGCGCTTCGTCTTTCATCGCGCCTTCGGCCAGCACGGCTAGCTGTCGGACAGCGCGTTCCGCGCCCTGGTCCACCGCGTCGGACCCGTCCCGTAGTTCCTGGACGGCGTCAGCGACGGACACCTCCAGGTCGATGTCGGCCATCAGTACCTGTCGTACCTCCCGCCGCGGTCAATTGGCGACCGTGACACGCCACCGATCACACCTGACTTCGCGGTGACGGTGTCGCTGGCGTCACCGTCCTGTTCGGATCCCGGGTCGAAGTCCGCCTGTGCTGTCCAGCGGTCGAACATACGATCCGCCATCGACCGCAGGTCAGCGGGGCGCTGGTCGTCGCTGTTCTCCCCGGTGACGTTCTGGGAATACTGGAGTTGCGCGTTCGCCGCGGCTTCGTATGCGGTCGCGTACTGGAGTAAGTCCGGGACCGGGTCCGGGAAGTCGTCCGGGATGTCGCCGCCGCTGGCTTCGGCCCAATCCGCCTGTATGGCGTCGGTCGCCTCCACGATCCGCTGTTCGTGGTCCGGTTCGGCGTTCTGTCGCTCCAGGCGGAACCGCTCCCGGACCTGTTCGGTCGTCGCCCAGTATTGATCCCCCAGGTCGCTGTCGGTTATTTCAGTCATCCGTGTCGCCTGTGTCGCGTTGATCTCTCATCGTCACGTTACCACCGTCGACCCGTCCTGACCTGTGGTCGAAGTCGGTGGGGAAGACCACGTCTTCCGGCCACGCTTCGGACACCTCCTGTCGCACGGCTTCGGGGTCGATCCCGTCTGTCATCTGGCCGACGCGGTAGACCGCTATCGCCAGCGCGCGCATCGACGCGCGGTTCTCCTCTGTCCGCTTCAGGAGCGTGTCGACCCGGCCCTTCCGGATCTCATACCCGTTATAGACCAGGAGCGACAGGAGCGCCACCGGAACGCCGTACTTGTCGATCACCGGCGCGACGCCGGCCTGTGCGACGACAGCGGCGGGGTCAGCCATCGGCGTCACCGGCGCGCTCCCGCAGGGTCTGGCGGCGCTGTTCGACGGCGTCCTGGACCGTCACGCGGTCGCGTCCGCGCCGTTCGGCGGCGTCGACATCGTCTAAGTGGCCGTCGGCGTCGCCGGCGCGGATCTCCGCGGCCACGTCGGCCACCGGCGTCCGGTCGGTGAACGCCACCGGGTCGAAGTCGCCGGACCCGTCCCCGCCAGCGGCCACCCGCTTGAACCCGCGTTCCACGTAGTGATCCGCCACGTCTGCGTCCACGTCGACCGTCTCCCCCGGCCTGATCACACGCCGCTGTTCGTCCCCGACGCGCTCCGGCGCGCGGTCGGTGAAGCGTCCGCGGTGTTCGGGCCAGCGAAGCCGGACCACGGTCAGATGTCCTGTATGACGTAGATATTATCTCCACGCATAACGTGGAACCCGACTTCTTGTGCGGCTTTGAACCACGTCGCCAGCGGGTCCGGTTCGGTCCACGTCTGCGTCATCCAGCCGTTCGTGCTGTCCATCGACACGTCGCCGGTCGGTGACGCGCCGCCCATTTCCGCCAGCCGGTCCAGGAACCACGGCTGAAAGGCCGTCACCTGGCCCGGCGGCATTACGACCACGTTCCGGATCCGTTCGCCGGCCACCGGGTCGTATGGCTCCAGGACGTTATCCCGGGCCGCGTCTTCGAAGCGGTCGACCTGGTTCCCGTCGCTGTCCAGCGGGACGCCGCTGTCGTTCGTTCGGGCGACCTGCGTCCGGATGACGCGGATCCGGTCCAGTTGGAAAGCGTCGGACAGTTGGTCCTGGTCCAGCGCGCGGACGTTATCGTATTCGCTCTGGATGTCGTCGTTCAGTTTGAGATCCCGGAGGATCGACGGCGTGACGTATGCCGTCATCGACCCGGCCTGTCCCAGCGCGGACCCGTCTTCGTTGATCCGGAACTCCGCGTCGATGAAGTCTGCTATCGGCGTGCTGTTCGCGGTGTCGCTGTACGCCGTCCCGGGCGTTCTGACGTGGGTGCTATCGATCTCCGGGTGGGCGGTCGCGCCCTGCGGGCCGACCAGGCCGTCGACGGTCCCCTGTCCGCGCCACGCCATCGTCGCGCGGGTCAGAAGGATGTCCTCCATGAGCGCGTCAGACACGGCGTTGAACAGATTGAGGATCTCTTGCTGGGTGTTCAGTTCGGTGTTCACCCCCTTTTCGGGCTGAATCTTCTTTTTGAACGTGTCGACGGACACGTCCCGCTCCCCCAGCCCTTCGATGTCTCCGACGGGGCTTTCGCTGGCGATAGCGGTTTCGCGCATACCGGGGCGGACCCCGACGTGTGTGAAGTGTTTTTCCTGCGTGTCCGACAGTTCGACCAGCGGGAAGATGTCGTTCGTGACCAGCCGCCCGTCGTCTTCCATCTGGTCTATCTGCCGGACGATCCGGTTCATCACCGCCTCCGGACTGTGGAGGTTCGCGTCCTGAAGTGTGAAGGCCATCTGTTAGTTCACCTGTAAAGTGCGACTGCGACTTCACCGACGGCGGTGAAGCCGTATTTGCCGGCGTTCGCCGCGAAGGCCTGTCCCAGCGGCGTATTCGTCTGTGTCCCGGCGCCTGCGTAGCCGACGATAGTCCCGCCGGCGTCTTCTTGAACTTCGTCGCCTGCCGTGACGCTCCCGGCGGACGTTTCGGTCAGGCCGACCACCGGCTTCGACAGAAGGACCGACGCCGGGCCTGCGATCAGGTTCCCGTCTTCGTCGGATGGCGTGTCGACCACGACACCGATCCCGGCGGTCCCCTGGCTCTGTACCTTTCCGACCGTCGTCAGGTCTGCCCCTTCGCCGGTCACTTCGACCACGTCACCTTCCGTCGGAACGCCGTTCCCTGCGTCTTCCGTCCGGACTGGCACTTCGTCGCCCGGGTGGAACAGGATCGACCGTCCCGGCATTAGTTGTCACCTGCGTTCATGCTCTGGATGATGTCTGCGTGAAGTTCGTCCGCCGCGTCGTACTGGCTGGCGTCCAGCCCGTACTGTTCGCGGACGTAGTCTGCGGGGGCGATCCCGGCGGCTTCGGCTTCGATCCGGTCGCCGCCGTCCATCGCTCCCAGCGCCACGTCGTCGGCGTCAGCGTCGGTCTGGCCCCCGCCGGACCTGTCCGTGGCGCTGACGCGCCCGCGTTTGTCGTCTTTCGCGGTCGCCCGCGCTTTGGACTGGCGCGTCTGTTCGGCGTCGTATGCCGTCGCCTTCCGGGCGTTCAGCGTGTTCTGAAGGTCCTGCGGCGCGCTCCCGGCCAGGTCCGACACACGGCTGTCCACGTCGGACGTGTCGTACTGGGGAAGGTCGGCCTCCAGTTCTGCGATCTCCCGGCGCGTCGCTTCGGTCTGTTCGTCTATCACGGCCTGCGCCGCCGCGGTCGCGCTGTCGAAGTCGTCGCGGTCCACCCCGTGGGCGGACAGCACGTCTTCGAAGGCGTCGACGGCGGCCTGCGCCGTCTCCAGTTCGTCCCGCTGTCGGTCGATGATGTCCCCGGCGGCCTCCAGTTGGCGCTGTGCGCCCTCCAGGTCGTCGGGGTCTGTGCTGATGGTGTCCATAGTCTGTATGGTCTGCGCCGACGCGCGGAGCGCGTCAGCGGCTGTCGTCGTCGGTGTCGCGCCCTGTGCGGCGTTCCTGACCCGTCGCGTCTGTTCGCGCAGGTCCGGGAGCGCCGCCCGGTCGCGTTCGATGCTGGCCGCGTCGACGGCTCCCGTCTCCACAGCGTCGATCCGGCGGATCCGAACCGCGTCTAAGACCACGCGCCCGTCGTCCTTCTGGACGGACCCGTCCGCGTCCCGGCGGACCGCCACGTCGGCCACGACAGACCAGTCCAGGTCATCGAACTGGCCGTTCCGGGCCGCGTCCGCGGCCCGATCAGCCGTCAGCGTGCTGTCGGTCAGCACTATCTGGCGGTCGTCTGCCGTCAGCGCCGCGCTGTCCGCGACGCCGATGTCCACGATCCCGGTCTGTGCGGCCACGCTGTCCGGGTCCGGGTGGTCGAACCCCAGCGTCACGTCGCCGGCGTCGATGTCGTCCTGGAGCGCCCGAAAGGTCGGCTCTATCGTCTCCTGCGGGACGCGGACCGGCGTCGCGTCGCCTCCCAGGGCTAAGTCGTGGTCGCCAGCGCCCCAGATAACCCCGGTCAGCGTCGCGCCACCGTCACCGTCGCCGTCGCTGGCGGTCAGCGTCAGCGTCGCCGTCGCTTCGGTCGCCTCCCAGGCGTCCATCGAATCAGACACGCCGCCGTCCGGATCCCACGCCGACAGGGTGTCCTGTCGGTGGCCGACCATCGTCCCGGTCGTAACCCACCCGTCGTCGCGCTCCTGTGCGATCTCAATCAGGTATGCCGGGTTCTCCTCCGTCGCGTCCAGGGCGAAGTCGCCATCGATCCGGTCCCCGAAGTTCCCGGACCCGTCCTGTGCGCGGTCGCGGATGACCCCGTATGCCTGATTGACGGTTCCTTCGGCCCAGGTGACGGTGTCGCCGGTGTCGAAGCCGTATTCAGCGGTGACGCGGGCGGCTTCGCCTTCGAAGTCCGGCGCGTCGTCGGCGCTGTCGTAAAAGCCCGCGTCGACTAGCCCCTGGACGGCTGTGTCGAAGCCCTCCCGGAGCGTGTCCATCGACACGTCTTCGAACCCACCGCGGGCGCCGTTTATCGCCTGGACGTTCGCCAGGAGCGCGCCGGTACTGATCGGACCGCCGACCCCCAGCCGGATCGGGCCTTTGAACGCTGACTTCGGTGGCGGGTCGTCGCCGCCCATATCGGACGGTGGGAACAGGTAGTGATCCGCCAGAAAGTCGATGTCCGTGTCGTCTGCCGTCGGGTTCGGGTAGGACGCTTCTGCGTCGGACCCGTCCCAGTCGGCGTCGGTAAACTCTGCGTCGGACGGGATGTCCGTCACGCGGTAGCCGTCGACCTGCGCCGCCGCCACGCGCGGCGCGGACCCGGTCGTCTGCGCCTGGAGTAGTCGCGCGGCTTCGAACGCGCGTCGTCTGTCGTCGGTCATTTGGCTACGCTCCACAGTCGCCGCCACGCTGTGAAAAAGCGCCGTGACGCGATGGGCGCCGCGTCAGGACGGTTCGTCGGTCCGGTCCGGTGGGTGACGCACGCGGGACAGGTCCAGCCCTGCGCGCCGTAGGTCGCGCCTGACGGCCCCGACGCCGCGATGTACGTCCACGCCTGCGGCGCGGTAGTGTCGCCACGCGACCAGCGGGTTCAGCGCGTTCGGTTCGGTGTGGGCGTACAGCCACGTCTTCGACGGGTCGCCACGGTCGCGGAATAGCGTTACGTGGACCTGCCGGAACGCCACCACGTCCCCGACCGCCTGCGCTAGCCGCCCGACCACGCCGACCGGCCACGCCGCCCGTCCGCGGTCGTTCGCCCACCGTCGCACGCGCGTCCCGAACCACCGCGGCCCACGGTAGCGTCGCGCCCACGATCCGTCTTCCGTCCACCCCTTCGGGTTCGTCTTCAGCGACGCCAGCGGGTTCCGCGTGTAGTCCTGCGACATCAGGAGCCGTTCGACTTCGTCCAGGTCGGCGTGGACCACGCCCACACGCTCCCGCATAGAACTCCGGCGCTCCGCGTAGCCTCCCGGTAGCGCCGTCGCTATCCGGTCCAGGACCGGGAGCGTCCGCCGTCGAACCTGGTTCCACAGGTCGTCGTCGGCCCCCAGCACGCCCTTCCCCAGCACGCCGTACAGGACCCACGCCGCGACCAGCGCCACCCACGGGGCGATCAGGTTCCCCAGGAACCCGATCACACCGCCAGCCATCAGGCGTCACCCCCGTCACCGCCGGCGGTGTCTGCGGGAAGGTCCAGGTCGGTCATCGACGGTACGTCGGCTGTGCTGGCGTTCGGGACCGTCTGTGCGGCGCTCCGGAGCGCGGCCAGGATGTTCCGGATACTGTCGACGCGCTCCTGCGGGTCGCCGCCGGCGTCGCTCCCGGTGATAGCGTAGTGTATCTGCGTCAGGCCCATCCCCGCGTACCTGAACCAATACCACAGGACCGCTTCGCGGTAGTCCAGGCCGTAGTCCCCGATCAGCGTCGACAGCGCCACCGCCTTCGGGTCAGCGTCGCCGTCGTCGTCTGCGCCCGTCCGCCGAAGCGCCACCGGCGCGTACCTGACCACGTCGGCCAGCGTCGGGTCGTCCGGATCCCCCACGCTCTGCGGGCGCTCCCGCGCTATCTGGCGGCTGATGTCGTTGAGTAGTTCCCGCGCCGCCGCCGTCGCGTAGGGCCGTCTCCCCCACGGTGACGGTGGTCCGCTGTTCGGTCCGCCTGGCGGTGTCATATCCCGGCGCTGTCACTCCGCGCCTGTTAGTCTTTGCCGCCGGCGCGCCCGCGTCAGGTCAGGTCTGTCCCAGTTCCCGGGTGATAGCCGTCGGTTCGAACTGTCCCGCCGCGTCCGCTGGCGGGCGGTAGGACTTCGTCTGTGCGATAGTCGACAGAAAGTCGTCCGCGATGTCGTCGCGCTCCACGCGGTCGGACGGGTCCGCCTCCAGCGTCGGGCGGATCCCGCTTCGACAGTATGGGTGAAGCGGCGGGACCAGGAACGGGTCATCCCGAAGGTCGATGACGGTTTCGTCCATCCGCAGACACAGGTCGGTCGTCTTCGTGTCCACCGTCGCGTCGAAGACGGCAAACCGAAAGCCGTTCCGCAGGTAGCGCCCCCGCGCCGCCTGATTATAGGCGTCCTGGACGCTGTCGTGTGCGATCAGTTCCGCCTTCGACCGCTTCGTCTGACCCGACACGTTCGTTCCCTCCCGAACGTCGGCGCCGGCGTCGGTCAGGACGCCACGGACCCGGTCGGTCAGGCTGGTCTGGTCCGGGCGCCCGGTCTGGACTGGTTCGTCCTGTCGCACGCCCTGCCGGAGCGTCCGCGTCAGGTCGTCGCCTAGCTCCTGTGCCAGCGGTTCGTTCAGCCCCAGTTCCTCCGCCAGTTCGGTGTCGTACAGTAAGCCGGCGTCGACCTGCGCGACCTGTCGCGCGGCTTCACGCTCCAGCGGCCCGAAGTCGCGGCGCCCGGTCAGGTCGTCGCGGTCCATCCCCGACGGGAGCGCGCCCGCCATCTGGTCGTTCGCCGCCCGGACCGCGCGGCCCATAGTGATCCGGTGGCGTTCGTCCAGCCACGTCGCCAGGTCTTCGCGGAGCCGCTGACTGGCGATAGCGGTCAGCGCCTGGTTCGCCCGCCGCGCGTCGGACGGGGCGGTCAGGAACGACCCGCCTGTGTTCTGTCCCAGCCACGACAGGATCGCGTCCAGCACGTTCCGCATCGTCGCCCGGGCGCGCTGTCGCGCCCGCCGCAGGTCCGTCACGTTCGACGTGGCCGCGTCGTCGCGTGTGATTCGGTCGTCTGCCGCCGTCAGCCGCCCACAGCCACAGTCCAGGCCGTCGCGGGTGTCATCCATCCCCGCTGTCCTCCAGCGCCTCTGTGGCGTCTTCAGCGGCGTCTGTGACGTAGTCGCTGAAGTCCGCCCAAAACACGTACAGCGACACGAACGCCACCGTCGCCACGCTCCACCCGATCAGACTGGAGACTGTCGATCCCGTCGCCAGGACGACCAGATGCTCTACCACCTTCCCGACGCCGGTCCCGACCAGCATCGACCCCAGCACACCCCGGCTCATTAGGTGGTCGATCAGGTCCCGCGGGTCCTTCGTGTCCATTATCCGCGCCACCCCTCCCACATCAGGACGCGGTCCTTCATAGCCGCGCAGAAGCGGTCTGACGCCCGATCTCCCATCCCCGACGACATCATCGTTCCTTTACAGCACCCACCGCCACAGTCGAACTGGCCGCCCATACCGGCCCAGGCGTCCAGAAGGATCAGCCGGTTCGGCGTTTCGCTTTCCTCCCAACTGTCGGGGATGTCGAAGTCGAACGGGCTGGCCTCCAGGCGCCCGGCTTCGGCGTCGCCCGCCACGCTGTCGGCCAGCGACTGGTCCGGGCTGTCCACGTCTGACCCCCAGTCGGACGCGGACACGTCCGACCCGCTGACGGCTTCGGCGCCGTCCTGCGTTCCGACCACGTAGACCGGGCTGTCGTCGGTCGGTTCGTACATCTCCCCGTCGGGGCCTTCGTGTTCGCCGTCGGTCCAGACTTCGACCACCACCGCGTCGGACCCGTCCACGTCGACTTTGTCACCTTCGGCGTACTCCGCCGACGCTGACGCCCGGGTCGCCGGCGCCTCCGGGTCGCGCGTCCCGAACGTGTCGTTTTCGTGCGGTCGGGACGTGTCCGGCGGGTTCGGGTTCCGGCGTTCGCCGCCGCCGAACCCGTCCTGATCCTGGTCCTGGTCCTGGTCGTCGGCGCGGCCTGCGGCGGCGCGGGCGTCGGCTAGGACCTGGTCCAGGTCGATGTCGATCTCCCCGTCGTCGCCGTCCCGAATAGCCGCCAGCAGGTCGTCGGTGAGTTCGACGTGGTCCTGCTCCAGCGTCGCTCCGATAGTGTCCAGGGTGTCGTCGCCGTACCAGCGGCGGGCGGCCTGGACGGGCGTCAGCCCGTGCGCCTTCGCCTTGATCCGGCCACGCCCCCCTAGGAGCGTTTTTGCCGCCTGTTCGCGGACGGCGTCCAGGTCGTGGTCGTCGCTGGGTGTCGACATGGTCACAGCCCCTCCCGGCCCGCCAGCCCGTGGTCGTCGGCGGCGACGCCGTGGAGCCGGTAGACGCGCCCGTCCACGTCGGTCGCGCCAGCGGTGATGCTGTCCAGGTCGTCGCCGTCGCGGATGGCGGCTAGAACGCTGTGAGTCAGTTTGACACGGTCGTCGTCCGGATCCAGCGCGGTTTCGACGGCGGCCAGGGCGTCGGCCCCGTACTGGTCGCGGGCGGCCTGGACGACGGACACGTCCTGTTCCTTCGCGGCGATGCGTTCGCGCCCGTTCAGCAGCTGTTCGGCGGCCTGAACACGGGTGTGGGTGATGTCGCCGGTCATAATCACACGTCGTCGTCCAGCACGACGGCAGGGTCGGGATTGTACGGTTCGTAGTCGCGCAGGGCGTCCGCGATGACGTCGTCCATCGTCATGTCGCCACGTCGCGCGCGCTTCAGCGCGGTGTGGGTCGACGGCGTGATCTTCACGCTTCGGTTCAACGGTTCGTTCTGGCCTTCACTCATCTTTCTACTCCGTATAGGCGATGGAATGGGTGGTTATTGAACCACCGTGACGCGATGGCGGGGGGGACCCTGCGCCGCGTTCAGACCGCGGTCTGCTGGGTTTCTGCCACACCTGAGGTTTCAAGCCGTCCCGTCTCCACCATCGGATTGCGGGCCACACGGCCCGCTTCAGTTCCCCCGCGGTCGCGGACGTGGTCACGCCGACCGCCGCGCCGGTGTGGATCGACGTCGTCCCGCCGGCCTGGTCCGCCCGGACCTATCACAGTCCGGAGAAGTGTGGACGATGTGGACGGTCCCCCCCGGCATCTTTCTTTTCTACACATCCGGCTTTATATGTGGTATCTGATAGAAATCCAGCTGCCAAACGCGACTTTTGCGGACCCACCGTCCACATCGTCCACATCTGTCGGCCCTGTGAGGTATAGAACCCGGTTCGGCGGCGTCACGGACGCTACCCGCTGTCTGTGGTGTGTCGGTAGCCGGAGAAGTGTGGACGGTGGGGCCGCGAACGTGGACGGTGTGGCCGACCGCGTCAGAACAGACTGTCCTGGCGGGCGTCGTCGGGGCTGGCCCGCTCCGGTGTGTCGTCCAGGTCGGGGACGTCGTCGGACAGCCCCAGGGCCTTGTAGCCGCGCTGGGACTTCCCGTCGATCCGGACGCCGGACTTGTAGCCGACGTCTTCGTCCTTCAGCGTGTTCGTGAACTCCCGCTGGCCGACGGGGTCCAGGCCGTTCTCCCGACACCACGCGGCGTACCGGCGGTGGGCGTCCGCCGTCGTCAGCCGGTCGGCGTCGGGGTCGCGGTCGACACACTCCGCGATGAACGTGTCCGCCGCGACTTCGCGTTCGGCCAGCGTCGGCTTTTCGCCGTCAGACCGCGGCCCGTCGCGGTCGGCCCGAAACCGCTTCACGAACCCGGTTCGCCCGTCTTCGAACCGTGCGATCTCCATATTTTGCGCCGCCGATCCCGACTTCGCGTCCGGGTCGGACGCCAGCGGTTCGACCGTCTCCGCTTCGTCCGGGCGCAGGTCGCCAGCGTCTGGCGTCGACCAGGACGCGCCCGGCGCCCCGTCCGTGTCGGTGTCGGTGTCCGTGTCGTCCTGTCCGTCTCCCAGGTCAGCCACGCTGTCGGCGTCCACGCCGTCGATGCTGACGCTGTCGTCGTCCAGGAGCGTCTGAAGCCCGTCGTCGTCCAGGCCGGACCCGTCCGTCCGGACTAGCTCCTGAAGCGTCTCCGCGGTCGACAGGTCGCGGATCCGGTCGCGGGCGCCGTCCGGGATGTCATACGGACGCTCCACGAACTGGCCGTCATCACCGCGTGGGTGGAGCGCCGGGTCGAACGCGGCCACGCGCTCCCCGTCGGCCATCGACCACGCCAGCCACGTCTTCAGGACCGGCGCCGACAGCGTCACGTCGTCGCCGGCGCCCGCGTCGGGGAGCATCGGCGCGCTGTCCAGGACGCGCTGTGTCGCCGCTGAAGCGGCCTCCAGTCGGTCCAGGTGGTCGCGCCAGTTCTCCGCGTCCGTCAGCGCCGCCGCCTTCGACCAGGCAAAGCGCGCGCCGGCCACGCCGCCCCAGCCCTTCCCCGCGGTATAACTGGCGTCGGCCCACGGGTTCCCGTCGTCCGGCGCGTCCAGGGTCGTCTGGTCGCCGGACGTGTCCAGCGTGTGGTCGGCGTGTCGCGCCCACCAGTTCGCCATCGCGTCGGTCGACCCGACGATGTCACCTGGGTCCAGTTCGCCGCCGTCGGCCAGCGTTTCGGCGCGGCTCCACCCCACGTCGGTCATCCCGTCGACCGTCACGTCTGGGTCGTCGCGTGCGTCCAGGGCGTCCTGTGCGGCGTTCTGCGCCGCGTCAGGAACCGTCAGGTCCACGTCGCTGTCGTCCTGCGCCGTCGCCACCCGCTGGTCCGCGACGCGCGCTGTGGCGCTGTCAGCGCCGTCTGTGGCCTGTGCGCCGCTGACCCGCTGGTAACTGTCGTGGCTGTCACACGGCATCCAGTCGCCGTTTTCCATTTGGTGGGCGCCCTGACACCCCAGTTCGTCGGCGCGCTCCCGGGCGGCCTGTTCGCTGTCGAACGTCTCCGCGCCGCCACCGCTGTCGTCGCCGTCGTCGCCACCGCCGTAGGGCGACCCTTCGCCCCGGCGCTGGTCGTCCAGCATCTCCCGCATTTGGTCGCTCCGGTCGTCCGGGGCCTCCGGCCCGCCCTGCGGCGGGAGCGGTGTGTCGGACCCGTCCGGCCCGCTGTCGGGGTCCGTCTCCAGGTCGACCCCCTGGACCGTGTTCAGCATCTGCCGGACTTCGGGCTGGGACAGCCCCGCCACGCCGGCGTACTGAAGCGCGCTGATGACCTGTTTCGTCTCTGCGTCCTTCAGCGGCGGGAACCTGTGTTCCACCTCCCCGTCTATATCGTGAATCTCCGCCTGGACCTGTGCGAACTGGTCGAAGATCCGGACGATCTCCCGCCGCCAGCCGGCGATAGTGGTCATTAGCGTCCGGAACATGGTTTCGCGCGACAGTTCGGACCCGCTCTGAAGTTCGATCAGGTCCAGCGGGACCAGGAGCCGCCGGCTGATGTCGCGGTTATACCCGCGTATCTGGTCGTCCAGCGGCTGGCCCGTCTCCGGGATGTCTAACTGTTCAAGTTCCCAGAAGTCCGGGACCGACATAACCGTCCCCGACTGAAAGTCCTTCAGCGTGTCAAAGGCGTTCTGGATGTTCTGGCGCATCGCACGCTCCAGTTTTGTCGGCGGCTGTCCGTCGCCGTCGAAGTCGTCGTCCTGGACGCGGTCGAAGTATTGGTCTTCGGGAAGGTAGGACGGCGGCGCCACCGTCGCGTACACAGCGCCGAAGGATGTGATCTCCGCCTTCCGCGCCTTCAGCCGCTGAAGGACCATTTTATTGACCGCCGTGTCGGCCACGGCCTCCAGCGGCGGCGTGTCGTACAGACTGATGTCGAAGACGTGGTCCCCGATCACTAGCGGCTGTGCGTCGACCGTCTCCCGCTCCAGGTCGATCCCCGTCAGCGCGTCCTGCGCCGTGTCGCCAGTCTGAAGCGCGCTGTCGTCGGTGGTCGCGTCGGACCCGTCCCCGTCCGCGTCCGGGTCGTCCACGTCGAAGGTGTAGACTGTCGCCCGGTCCTGGACGTATATTTCCTCCCCGGTGACGCCGTCGCGGAGGTAGTCCAGTTCCGCTAAGTCCAGTTCCTTCAGGTCGGTCGACCGCAGGACCGCCCGCGCGTTCATCAGGTTCTCCCCGAGGATCCGGTCGATCACTTCCGACGGGCGGACGCGGCTGTCGTACTTCGCGGACAGGTGGTCGGCCAGCCGCTGGTCGGCGTCGCTATCGGCGTCGGCGGGTTCGACCATCATCCCGGTTTCGCCTGTGATCAGCGACTTCAGCCGCTCTTTGACCGTCGGGATTAGGTCGTCTCTGGACAGTAAGAACTGGCCGATCCGTTCGGTATAGTTCACGCCCTGGTCGATCAGGCGCCGGACCTGGTCGTCCTGGATGAACTGAAGGTCGGTGTCGCGTCGCAGGCGGTTCGTCAGGTCCGTCTTCCGGTGGTCCTGGACCGGGACCGTGGCGGACCCGTCCGTGTGCGTGTTCGCCGTCAGGTCCACATCCACGCCCACGTTTACCGGCGCGTCCGGGACCGCCGCGTCCTTCAGCCGCTCTACGTCCACGCCTTCGGCGCGGGCCTGTTCGACCAGGTCTTCCGATAGGACGACCGGAAGGCCGGACCCGTCCGTTCCCTGTCCGTCTCCCGCCGTCGGCGCCGTACCGGCCAGTTCGCCGTCGGCGTCGTCGGCGGCGTCGCCGGGGTCTGCCGGGTCCATCTCTGCCGGAGCGTCGCGCCTGTCCGCGCTTTAACCACCGTGACGCGATGGCGGTGGTCAGGCCATCGACGCGAAGACCGCCAGGACCGCCAGGACCAGCGCCGCCAGCCCAAACGGCCAGCCGCCGACCGCGTCACCTGTGATCAGCGCCAGCGTCGAATAGGACAGGACCGTCACCGTCAGCGCCACCGCCACCGGGAACCACAGGCTGGTCGCTGGCCCGCGCCTGCGTCGCGCCATCAGCCGACCACCCCGGACAGGTCCACGTCCTGATAATCGGACTGGTAGGCGTCGTCGCACGCCAGCGCCGCCGCGTCCAGCACGTCCGGGGAGCGCCCCAGGTATTCGGCGTTTTTCAGGTCGTCTTTGCCGTCGACGCGCAGGGTCGTCCCGCCGCGTAACTGTCGTTCGTTCATCGTCAGCACCCGCGCCCCGGCCCGTAGTTCACGCTCCAGGTCGCTGTTCGGCGGGACCGCGCCGCCGTCCTTCAGCCACCGGCCCAGCGCCGCGTAGGCTTCGCTGGCGCGGTTATACCAGTCGTCGTCGTTCTGTGCGTTCTTTCCGCCGTCAAAGCGCCTGACGCCGCTCCTGCGGGCGCGCAGGCGGTCGGCCACGCCAGACCCTTCGCCGTTCGCGTCGACCGGCCACGGGCCGCGTCTGTCCACGCTGTCGTCGGCGTCGCGTAAGATGTCGTGGTTCCGTTCGTGGTCGCCGGGGCGGGTGTCGACCAGGACGCGCAGGCGGTCGGGGCTAGCCAGCCGCGCGACGCTGACGGTCCGGTCGCCGCCGTCGCGGGCGATGTCGGTCCCGACCTGCGCGACTTCTGCGCCGCGGACGCTGGCCCGGACCCGTCCGTCGTCCTGAAGCGCCCTGTACCGCTCCACAGCGTCGTCTACGTCCTGTTCATACCACGGGCGCAGGACACCGCCGCCCTGTGGCGGGATGACCCCCAGGCGCTTTCTGTACCACCGCGGGTCTAAGTCCCGATGGTGGTCCGGGCGCGCGACCGGCTGACCGTCTTCGACGCCCACCGCCGACCGCGCCGCCTCCACGCCCGGCCACGGATAGCCGTTCCACGCTTCGTAATCTTCCACGACTAAGTCCAGGTCGACCAGGCCGGGGATCCGCCCGCGCGGGTCGTCCGCGGACAGGTCCCCGGTGTCGATCCGACAGTTGTGGCTGTCGAACGAACTGAACTGAACCGTCTCCCAGCGGTCCGACCGTAACTTATCGTAGACGACGTTCGACTTCGTCTCCGGCGGGTTCGCTATGGCGATGACCACGTCGTCGTCGCTGGACGCTGTCGACGTGGCGCTGTCGAAGTGCGACGCCGTCACGTCCCGCTTATCGGCTTCATCGATGACCACGATAGCCCGCCGCGCGTGGCGGCCCTCCAGGTTCTCTGCGTAGGTCGGGGACCGGAACCGGACGAACCACTCCGGAGCGCCCGGGATGTCCAGGCGCGGCGGTGACTGTTTTGGCTCCGCAGGGATCGCTGGGTATGCGGCCTGACAGCGCCGGTGAACCGTCTGGAGGAACGGCCACGCCGTGTCGTTCAGGACGCCGTAGTTCCCCGACGTGACTAGCCCCAGGGCGTTGTACCGGAGCAGGACGAACCAGTAGACCGCCAGCATCGCGCCGGCGGTCTTCCCCGTCCCGTTCCCTGACTGGACCAGGATCCTGTCGTGGGTCTGGACGGCGTTCAGCATCCGGACCTGCGTGTCGGCCAGGTCGAAGCCGGCGTCCGTGAAAAACGCCGCCGGGTCGTCTGCGTAGCGGTCCTGGAGCCGCGCCAGGTCCGCTTCTGACGGGTCCCAGTCGGTGCTGTCGCCGGCGCCGGCGTCGCCCGGTGGCGTCACCGTCGACCCACCCGCGCGCTGTGTGTGGGGTCGCTGTCGTCGCTCCAGGCGGCCATCACGTCGCCGGACCCGTCCCCGTCGCTGTCGTCCCCGTCGCTGTCGTCCCCGTCCGTGTCGCTGGTCGCGCGCATAACCCAGTCGCCGCAGGTGTCACACGCCCACACGTTCGGCGCCGCGGGTGTGTCCTGGAGCGTCCCACGACAGGAGCCGTGTGGACAGCCCGTCGGCTCCAGTCGGTCGCGGTCGCCGCCGTCGGTCTGCGCGCGTTCGCGGAGCGGAGCCGGGAGCGACGCAGACGCCACGCTGTCGGCGTCGTCGGCGTCGGCCTGCCGCTGGCGCCGCCGTCGCCGTCGGATCCGTCTGGCGGCCCTGTGGAGTTCCGCCCTGTCGTGTCGGTCGGTCCAGCCGTCGGGCCTGTCGTCGGACCCGTCCGCGTCCGGGTCCGGGTCGCCGTCACCCATCGCTGTCCCCCGCGTCGCTGTCGACAGCGCCGTCCAGGCCCGGCGGGCGGGCCGCAGGGTCGTCGCGCTGGATGTCGAACTGGTCAGCGGCCACGGCCTGAACCAGCGTCTCCGCGTCGCGGTCCGGGTCCTGAACGAACTGGTCCCCGGCGCTGACGCCGTCGGCGCCTTTGCCGTAGGGGAGACACAGCGCGCGCTCCAGGAGCGTCCCGTCGCGTGGGATCGACGCCCGCGCGCTCCCGGTCCGCCCCAGGTCGTCCGGGCGGACCAGGTAGAAGGTCCGTTCGCCGGAGTAGCGCGCGCCGATGAACGGGACCGCCCAAAACCCGGCGCTGAACTGGCGCAGGGCGTCGATCTCCTGCGGAAAGACGTTCCCCGGCGGGTCGCCGGACTTCAGTTCGACGGTCGCCGTATATCCCCACTTCGCCGCGACCACGTCCGGCATCGGCCAGTCGCCGGTTCCGCTCCCGGGCGACCGCATAGCCGACCACCCGTGGTCGCGCAGGACGTGAATCAGGTCGCGCTCCATTTGCGACCCGTTCATCGGTCGGCGCTCCCGGTCCTGGTCCTGGTCCTGGTCCTGTGCGTCTGCCGTCGTCGCTGTGCGCCGCTGTGTGGCGCGCTGTGGTCGTTCATTTGTCTGTGGTGTCTGGGTCGTCCCGATAGTTCACGTCTATCACGTCGTCGTCTGCGCCCGTCTGGCCCTGTGCGTCGGCGCGGCGCTTCGCCGCGGCCACCCAGTCGGCGTCGGACCCGTCCCCGCCGTCGTCGCTCCCGAAGACATCGTGGTCGGACAGCATCCGGCGCGCTTCGCGGGCGATCCTGTTCGCGGGGAGGTTCACGGGGATCTCCGCTTCGACTTCGGCTGTCCCGGTGTCTGTCGTGACGGTCATTACCTCCGAAAGCCCGCGTTCGACCTGGCGCTTTCGCGCCTGGCGGACACAATAGAACATCAGGACCGCGTGAAGGATGTCGTCGGCGCGGGCGTCGTCGCGTCCGAAGTCCGCCACGTCCAGATAGCCGTCGTACTTCGCACGGACCCAGGCGTGGCCCGCCTGATCGTGGTCGCGTATCCACTCCAGCACGCCCGTCGGTTCGTCTTCCACGATTGACAGGCCGTGCTTGAAGCCCGGGCGGTCAGGCGCCAGGTCCAGGTTCGACGTGTCACCGACGTTCCGTCCGTGGTCCTGGGGCGCGCTCCCGTGGCCGTCCGGTGGCCCGGACCCGTCCACGGGATGAACGTGACAGACTTCGGCGGGTCCGTCGACCGGCATTTGACACACGTCCGCCGTGTTCGCCGTCTCCCGGCCACACACCCACTCCCCGTCGCTGTTCTGGATGGCGTGCGCCGGGTGGCCCTCCGGGAGCCGCTGGTCGTCCTGGTCGTCTCTGTCGCCGCTGTCGTCCCCGCCATCGGGAGCCATACGCCGCTGTTTTCGTCCCAGGCTGTTAGGTCCCCGGCTGGTCGGCGCGTCGGCGCGGGGAGCGATGAAAAAAGGCGCCCCACCGGGTTCGACAGCACGCGGAGCGTGCCATCTGTCCCCGGTGGAGCGGGTCGTCGGTCGTCGGTCGTCGGTCGTCGGTCGTCGCGTCAGCCGCCGGTCGGGCCGCGTCCGGCGTTCGTGTTCGTGTCGGTCGCCAGGTCGCGGCCACACTTCGAACAGCGGTAGCACAGGAGGCTGGCGGCGCCGCAGGTCCCGCAGGCCCAGGGACCACCCCGTCGTTTCACCTGGACCATCGACCGGCGCCAGCCGTCCGGAAGTTCGGGGTGGGCGTCGGCCAGGTCGGCGGCGGTCAGCGTGGTCACGGGTCGTCGTCCCCGTAGCGCCAGCCGCGGTATAGTTCGGTCGCCAGGCCGGCGGTCCACGTCAGCGCCAGGATGGTCGTGGGTGGCAGGTCGGACAGGGCGACGATGGCGGCGCCGGACGCGGCGCCGTAGAGTAGCGACGTGAGCCGTTCGGTGACCCACATCAGCGCGCTCCGGTGTCAGTCAGCCCCAGGTCGGACGGGTCCAGGTCCTCCAGGGCGCCGGTCCGGGCGTCGGTCGGGTCGTCGTCGGGCGCGGGGTTCCGGCGGTCCACGTCGTCCAGGACGCAGGTCCGGCAGGGGGTGAACCAGGCGGCCTGTGCGTCGGCGCGGGTCATCTCTTGAACGCCGTCGTCTCTGGCGCCCTGGCGCTGGGGACAGTCGGCGTCTTCGTGGTACGCTTCGCCTTTCCCGCTCCCGCGGGGGTTCTCCGGCAGGTAGACGGTGTCCTGGGCGTCGCCTTCGTCGCGCTCCTGGCGGGCGACGCGCTCCTGGCGGCGCATCAGCCGTCACCCCCGTCGGTGCTGAAGTCCGTCACGTCGGCTGTGCGCCGCTCTGCGCGACAGGACAGGTCGAAGGTGATATGGCCGTCGTCTTCGGCCTGGACGCGCTCTACGTCGGTTACAGCCACGTCAGCGTCGTCCAGGGCTTCGACGGCGTCCTGGATGGCGTCGATGTCGACGGTCAGGACGGTGTTCGGGTCAGTCACGGTCGAAGTCCCCCAGGTCGGTCTGTGTAGGGCGGATGTCTGTGACGGGTTCCAGCACGGCGCCCAGGCGGTCGAAGGCGGCGCGGATGTCGTCGTTCGGTGGGCCGAACAGGAGGATGATCACGGGAAACGGCGCGTTCGCGTCGGCGCCGTCGAACGACACGGGTTCGGGGCCGACTTCGGCCTTCAGGCTGACCTGGTCGATCACGTCGTGGTAGTAGGACGTGTCGCTCCGGTTCGGGAGCAGAAGGAACACGCGGTCGACGGCGTCCCGCTGGGCCTGGTCCCGGGCGTAGCGCGCCCACTCCCCGGCGTCGCTGAACGGCGGGTTTACCCATACGTCGCCGTGCCAGTCGTGCGCCAGGCCGTCGTCGGCGTCTGTGAGACACGTCTGTCCGATGGGGCCGTCACGCTGGCGGGCGCAGGGGTCCAGGTCGAACTGGTCGGACCCGCAGGCGCGCGCTATCGGTTCCCACAGTCGCCGGGGCGTTCCGTATTCGTCGGTCCCGGTGTCGGTCCGGGCGGACGTGAACAGCGCCCGCTTTTCGTCGGAATAGCCGCCCGCGTTCGCGGGGTCGGCGCTGGGACGGTCGTCGTCGCCGTCACTCATCGCCGTCCCCCGCTCCGGTCCAGATGTCGCCGGTGATTCGGTCGCGCTCCCCCCGGTACGGGTCCAGGACGGCCAGGTCGCGCGGATCCGGGACGCTGTCGGCGGCGGGGACCAGGGCGTCACGGTCCAGGACAGCGGCCTCCAGCGTCGGCTGGATGGCGTCTTCGGGCGTGCTGGGAAGGTCGTCGGGGCCGTACCGTTCGAAGCGGTCCGGCGCGGCGTCGGCGCCGGGAGCGATCCCTTCGGCCAGGTCGATGTTCACCGGCGTCAGGACGCCACGGTCGGCGGCGTCGGGCCACCACACCGCACCCATACGCGGGCGCTGGTCGACGGCCCCGACGGGGATCGTGACGGGGCGGCGCTCCACGCCGTACAGTTCGGCGGTCATATCGGCCACGTCGACCAGCGTGGCGCAGATGGTCGCTTTCGACAAGTCGTCCTGATGGCGCTTTATGACGGTCGACAGTTCGCTGACCAGCGTCGCGCGGGTCGCGGGTCGCGTCGCCACGCCGTAGGCGGCGGGCGGCGGGGAGTCCACGATGTCCAGGTCGCCACCGTCGGGCCAGCCGTAGGGGAACGGGTCGGTGTCGGGGTCGTTCGGTCGGGACACGTCAGGATTCCCCCGCGTCGCTCTGCGCGCTGTCGCGTTCGGTGTCGGACAGCGGGAACCCGGCGTCTCCCAGGACGCAGGCGCGACAGGGCGCCAGCCATCGGAGTTGCGCGCCCTCCCGGGTCATCTGGTCGGGGTCTTCGCGGCCACCGTTCCGGGCGCGGGTCAGGTAGCGACAGCCGGCTTCGTGATATTGGTGGGCGCTGGCGCCGTCGGCGTCGTAGTGTGCGACATAGACGGTGTCGTCGGGGTCGCCGTCGTCCTGGTCCTGGAGCCGAACGCGCTGGTCGCGCTTCACCGGAACCCACCCCCGAAGTCGTCCAGGCTGGTCGCGCCGCCGTCGCTGTGCTTGATGTCGTCGGTGTCGGTGGGCGTGTCCCGGCCCTCCACGTAGTCGACCAGGTCCACGCCCCAGCGGGCGGGGAAGTCGACCCATCGCTCCTGTCGGTTCTGGCGTTCGTCGGACCGCGTCGCGCGGTCGTCGCCGTGTGACAGGATCGCGCTGGCGTCGAAGACCAGCCGCCGACCGGACTGGTCGACCCACAAGAGGATCAGGCTGTCGGTGTCGGCGGCGCGCAGGGCCAGCCGGCGGAACACGCTGGCGGTCCCGTCGTGAAGATACTGTTTTGCCGCGACTATGTAGTCCGTTCCGTCGATGGTGGTTTTGAAGGCGTAGCGCCCGGTGTCGTCTTCGAACCAGCGTCGGATCGGCGCGTCGGCGCCTTTGACCCAGTCGGCGGCGTCGTCCAGACCCATCAGTCCACACCTCCACGG